CACCTACAATCTGCAACGGAAGAACCGTTCCAGTGTTATGAGAAGTCCAAGCATCATTTGCATGTTTCTGTAGTTCTCCACCTCCAGCAGATTCCAAAAGATCACCTTTGGCAATATTTTGACCATTAGCCAAAATTGCATACACTTCTTCGCCAGGTGCAGTCATCCAAACCATAACCGGATCAGTAGCCTCATAAGCATCAGCGATGCCTTTTCCTTGAAGGACATCTTCCAATGCAAACCATTTATAGGCGTTTCCGCCAGCAACGGAATGTTCTTGGACTGTTCCAGCAGCAATCAACTCCACCAGTGATCCTGGTACAATTGCAGATGCAGCAACAAATTCATTAAATACGTTAAGGTAGTTTTTCAACTTAACGGTTCTTTTAATCTCGTTTGCCATAATTATATTTCTCCTTTCTAAATTATTTTATTATTCTACTCCCGGAGGTAAAAGTTTTTCTTCTGTATCAGAACGATTTGTCTGAAAAGAACGGTTGTTACCGTTTAAAGAATAATCCACCTCTTCTGGTTTCTCAACAGACTTAAATACTCTTTCAAGCATTTCTTCGTCCATAGCATTTAGAACCTCAATAGACCAGATGTCTTTTGTGTTCTTTTGAATTGCTCCAGCCATGTCAGCTTTTTTCTTTGCTAACATTTTTTTGCCGAAATCTAATGCGGCTTGATCTTCTGGTGTGAGTTTATTTACCTCAACCATTTTTTCAACTTCAACGGTTGTTGGAACCATTTTATCAAGAATTACTTCTGATAATGTTTCCAACATTTCCCGATCAGTTTCTGCATAGCCTGCTGCCGTATTGGCAATCAAAGCATCTACTTTCTTTTTTACGCACGGAGTGCATACATCGGCCATAATGTTTATTTTTAAATTGTTATTAATGTTATTTACAATCACATAATTGACTTGTCTTTCGACTTCAACGGGATCCCCTACTAATTCAGCTTCACCAGAAGTTACATTGAATTGATAGTTCTGTTTATAATACTTACAACCGTCTTTTGATTCATTTTCATAAATCAAATAATTGTCATAAGCTTCTACCAGATAATTGTAATCATTACTGATAGCAATACCTCCAGACAAATCTGGATTCTTAGTTCTTACAAGATCACGAAGTTCATTTAATTTCTCTTCTAATCCTGTCTCGGAATTGTCTACAATGGTCAGAACTGAGAATCCTAATTCTTTCAGATCCTGGATTTGTTTAACAATGTCCACGGTTTGTTCCCCTTCCTTTTCTTTATTAACACCTAGTCCACAACCGTCCTCCAAAGAACAAGCTCCAATGGCTCCGGGCAGGAGCGCCAAATGATCTGGTCTATGGTTTCTAGCTATTGCACTATATTTTACATCTTCATATACACCTGGAGTTTCTTCCTCCTCTGTGAATACACCGATACTGACTTCTACTGGTTTTCTGGCGTTTACGGCACTTAAAACATCTGCGGATACTTTGCCCAGCTTTTCCTCTTCAAGCCAGACTTCAGCCATTAAACGCTTTGAATTAATGTGACTGTTATATACACGTCCTACTGTTATTGCATCAATCACTTCAGGACTGTTTGCTGATATGGATAATCCATCTTTTGCTGGATGATTAATAACAACTGGTATCCCATTCCAGCTTTCAGGAAATTTACCAAACTCTTCAGCTAAATGTAAAAGAGGTCCGTGGCTGCCATTTAATACACCTTCCACAATCATGACAACAGGTACAACTAAATGTTTTTTATCCTGATGAGTTTTAATCTGAACCTCATATTCAGTAATTTTTTGATTACTTTGTATTTCAAGATATTTTTTCCTTGTTTTCATAATCTATCTTTTTATTAATTTATCTACACCTACTTCAAATGGTAGAGCAATACATCTACATTGTGGATGTACAGGTATCAGATTTTCTGCCTCATCCAATGTATAAGGACTATTCCCTGCAATCCCGTCACAAACACCGCAAACTCTATCGTCACCAGCTGTCACAACTTCTGCCTGTATAACAACACCTTCTAAAGCCCAATTCCTATATTCTTGAATCATTCCTTGGTGATGTGCTCTGATGATTTCAGTACGAGCTAAAATTTCTGCTCGACGCATTGCTGGAATGAAACGGCCGAGTGTATCTTTTATTCCTAAATCACCTAACCCCGTTCCATTAATTGCACTTACCATTTTCTTAGCAAGTAAAATAGGACCATCACCGTCAGCCATCCCTTGAGCAAGAATTCTGCTAATCTGAGCATCCATTGCCGTCGTTATTCCTTTTAAATCAGAATAAACTCTTGTATAAAGTAATCCCACACGGTCCATATGAAGAGGGACAAACATTGACATTCCGATACCTCCTGTAGCATCTATGCTCGGGACATTGTAGCCCGCTTTTTGAAGTTCGTATCGTGCCCGAATGACACCCCTCTTATATGAATCTGTGATATACATATTAGTCCAAGCAGACTCAATAGCCGAGCCGAACTGATTGTATTCTTTTACCGTTAAAATTCCTTCATCTACCTGTGTTCTCAACCATTGCATAAAAGCATCCACTTTTTCTGCACTTCTTGGAAATGCAAATACAGCACGACTGACAGTATTGCTTGCAAAAGTATTTATACTTGCAAATGTCTTTATTTCTGAACCAAAACAATCTTCTGTAACAACTTTTTGATAAATTGCATGACACAAATTCACAAAACGGCTTCTTAGATCTTTCACAAACTGATTTCTTAAAGAAGTAGTTCTAGTCGGATCGTATGCCGAATAAACAGAAAAATTATATGTATTTGTTTCGTTCATTATTTTGCAATTGGCTTTCTTGTTCTGGTTACTGGCTGAACACCTATAGGCTGTACTTTTGGTTGTGTTTTAGCTTTAAGGTCCGCTGCGGCTGATTTCTCTGTTGGAAACAGCCCGATTAATTGTTGTTCTTTTAATATCTCAGAATTTGCAGCTTTTTTGATTATTGCAATTTGATTATCGTCAAAACCCATACAATATTGTAAAAATCCTTCAGGGGACACAACTGCTTCAGCCATTGGTGAAGATGTATAGTTCTTCAATGCCGTTGAACGATCTAATCCAATTTTAACCGACTCCGCTTCTGACATTGCATACAAATCAGACCAGGAGACTTTATAGGAATCACCAATTAATGCTGGCAATATACCTAATTCAATACAACGATCAACAAACGGTCTAACAATATGTGGTTCTGCATGATCCAATCTTCTTCCTCCTACATAAGATCTCCATTCTGAAGCATCCTGATTTGAACTCAATTCTCCTCGTTCAGTTCCTGTTAAAATACGTTTTGGAATGCCTGTGACTGTTGATATCATTTGTATTTGAATATCAACATGTTGTGTAGGATCTGCAATTTGTTGAGCTAAGGCTTCATAACTGACACCTTCGTTTACTAACATTCTCCGAAGATTATGCTCATATTCGTCTATCTGCTCTTTTAAATCAGATTTCATTTGATCCGTAAGCTGATATTCTTTATCAACTTTACCTTGGAATCCAGGACGGGCACCTCTCCAAAACATCTCAGCATCACCGCCAACAATCTTCTCTAAATCCATCAAACGGTTAAATACAACCTCAAGTTTCGGGGAACCTACCACTTCATTTTCTAAAACATCATCAATAATGTGAATTACTCGTGTATAATGAACAAATGCCTTTTCTTGTGTTGGTTGGGAGTTCATAGAACTACCAGTTGTTCCACTTTTTGTATCTGTTACTGCAATTTGGTAAATAAGAGGAAGCCCGTATCTCGGGTTCTTCGTGTTCATTTCATATTCAACAATACTGCAAGAAGCCTCCCCATAAGGTTTGACATATAATAACTTTCTCTTTCCTACTGCCACAGGGTTCTTAAAATCTTCAGCTTTTTTAGTGTCGTCTAATCCTAGCAATAAAATACCAAACCCACCAATTCCTGAAAGACGATCTACACGTTGAAAACGTGTTTTCAATCCTAATCTATTATCAAGTTCTTTCCAAGACTTTTCTAAAGCTGTTTCTTCAGCCTCACCACTTTCCTCAAGTAATAAAGGTCCTTGCCATGTAGCTTTTGCAGGACGGTCGATTATTGCTTTGGCTATATCTTGACGAAAATAACGATCCTCATAATCTTTATATAAAAGGTTTGTTTTATAACCTAGAGCTTGATAAATATCTCGATTACCTCCATAGGATTGAGATCCCATGCCTGCAGCCAATTGAGCTCGTGCAACGATGGCAGAACTTAATGTTCTGACTTGCCGATCTACTAACGATTTTTCATTAGTTGTTAAACGTCTTACTGGAATATTTTGTTCCATATCTTAATCTTTAACAATTTTTCTAATTCTATGACCACTAAAATCCATAAGGAACCTCATCTTTTCCCCAGCATTTCCCTCCACCTGCTGATATTCCTTTTTTAATATAAGTTCCATATTCATAGGTTCCTATATCAGAAACACCAACCAAATGATACCCTCGATAATCAGTAGTCAAACCAACATTTACACCTGCATTAATACAGGGTGATCCTGATTGTAAATGAAAATCAGATGTAGATACAAATAAAGGATCAGTCGTAATATTATTTTGATTAGTAACATTAGTTGGCGTAATGGTTGTAAAATTAGGTGTATCCCCGTATCCATTATAATCATATCCATTACCATAAAAATCATTGTTCTCTATTGAAACTATATCTATTGTTGATCCTGCTTTTGCTAATTCTGATTGAATAGAAGCTCTGGGAAAACCATAAATAATATTATTCTTTATCGAAAAGTTAGTTGTAGTCCCACAACCAGGTATTACTATACCGTCTCTGTTACTTGTTGCTGTAGATGAATAATAAAGCGTATTGTTCCAAATATTCCAATTGCTGTATATTCCGCTATTGTCTGCTGATCCAAAATGAGTAAATCTAATTCCTTTAAGGATATTATTATAAATATTAATATTATTAAACACCTTTCCACCTGCGTGTGCATAGGTATAAATTGCGAATACATTTTGGAAATAATTATTTCTAATGACAACATCATAGCAACCTGCTTCTAATGCAATGCCATTTTCAAAATACGCCTGTTCTGTCACAGGGCCAATATTGTTATTATGGAAATCTACGCTGTAAGCGTAAGTACCCTTTGAAAGTATGTTTAAATCAGTGTTACCAATTATTGTATTGTTAAACATTTCAAGTCCCTGCACATTCCATAATTCCACTGCAAAATCGTATGTTACATTATCATAAGGTTCTTTTGTGATTGTATTGTTGTAAATTTTACATCCTTTTAAGTAACCATTCGACCAGTATTTTATAACGTATCCATTAGTCCCCGTCGTCCTTCCAACTTGACCCATTATATTATCGTGAATAAGCATACTGTCCTGACCGCCTATTTGTAGTTCACCACGGCCATAAGTAGCATACTTGGAGCAATTAGTTACCGTATTATTATAAAATTCATTACCCGTAGCATAGATTGTAGGTGCCGCATTGGTTTCATCAATCCTCCCATTAAATGTCACACCCCAATCTGAAAAATCAATAAATGTACAACCATGAATTTTGACATTGCTTCTTGCAACTATATATATACAATTAAGTCCAGTCAAATTATCGCCGTCAAACTTAAGATTTGAAATAGTTTGATTGCCATTCGTACCCTCAGATCCGGAAGTTAAACTTAATAGTGGGGCAGCTGCGTAACCTGCTTTAATAATTGTAGTTATTCCTGCACCAATAATACTGACGCCCGCAGCAAGATTACTCACGGCTGTCTCCGTAAGTGTTCCCGCACCAACATTAATAGTATGACTTCCCGATGGAACCTGTGAACAGGCATAAGCCAGAGTTAACCATGATCCTCCTGACGTGTTGGCAAGTCCATTATGTGCATTACTCCCATCTGTGCGAACATAGTAATTTGTAGCACTTGCAATAAGCGAAACAAATAAGAATAGAATTGTAAGTAATTTTTTCATATTAATAGATATTAGAACCTTTTGGATTAACTACAAACATATTACCAGCTGATGTTGCAATTTTTAAATATAATGTTGCCGATGACGTTGTGGTAAATGCAGAAATAACTGTCCATACGCCTGCTCTATAATACTCCCCTGTAATTGTGGTTCCAGTTCTTTTTAATCTCATTTTATCTCCTACCTGTGCTGTAATTCCACTCCACTCATAAGCACCAATATTTGTACCGGTATAAGTACCATAAATATACATAGTGTACTGCCAATCACGGCCATTGAGTGTGTTGTTAAGGGATAATCCAATTACAGAATATAGGTTAGCGATAGATGATACTTCTGCTTCAATCCACCCATCCCCAGATAGCGATTTTGTTGCAACTGCGTATCCACCATACGCTGCTGATCCCCATGTTCCTGTTGGGCTTTCAATAACCCCATAAGAAACATTTGTAAAATTCAATGCCTCTAAGACAGGTGTAGATACAGTTGCATTTTTAGCAAGCATTCGCATTGGTGTTTGTCCCTGTGAGACAAACCCAGCAAACAATAATATGATTAGAAAGTATTTGCGCATATCCATTTATTATTACCGTAAGACGAAGTTGTAGAGTATTGAAATACAACACTTAATGTTGCCGTTGTGACCGTAGTTGTAGGTAAAGCAACAGTACTCGCCACAAAAGATGTTCCCCATGTAATTGCTCTTGCTGCCGTCCCGGTTATCTCTATCTTAATAATATCTCCATCGACAGGAGTTCCAGTTAAGTTGGTCGTAAAACTTGAAATGCCCCCTGCCTGAGCAGTCAATTTATAAATATCGTAGTTGTCTGTATTGATAGTAGGAGTTGCAGATGTTGTTGTATTTCCAACCCTTGCAGTCCATCGTTTGTTTGTGAAAGTTGTTGTGGCTGTTGGTAAGCCAATTGCCGCAAACGTTGCGTTTTCCTGGGCTTTTGTACGTCGTGCCAATAAACTATCCGGTAATGCAGTAATTGTTGATTGTGCCTGATTGTGAGCCGAAGGCGTCCTTGCATCAGACAATCTTGAATCATTACCTTGTGTAAATGTATTTGCACCTGCTCCAAATGCTCCGGCTGCTAGTACTCCTCCGGTAGTTGTAATCAACGGTAGATTAGCAGTTGTTCCTATTGCCGGGGGTACAAGATCGGCTGTTTTTACAAACGTTCTATCTTCCTGTGCTTTTGTACGCCGAGCCAATAAACTATCAGGAAGCGTGATAAGATTATTAAGTTTCGCAACAGTAAGTCCAGCCGGAATTGCTGTTACCACAGTACTCTGTGCGTTTGCTATTACTACTAAGTATAGTAGAGATAAGATTAATAATAATTTTTTCATTTTTATCTTTGTTTTTATGGTTAATATCTTACTTGATCGATGTGATGGGCCACTATTTTCTTGTGATATGTTCCAACCTTTGTGGATGATACTGATCCAGAAGCACTCCACTCATAAGCACCAATATCAGGCAGTCCAACTAAATTATATCCTCTATAATCGGAAGTTAATCCAACATTTACGCCTACATTAATTGCCGAAGACCCAGTTTGTAAATTAAAATCAGTTGACGAAACAAAATTTGGATTCCCACCAACGTTCCCACTTATTACATCTCCAGCAGTTCCGTTTTCTGAATTAAACTCCGCTATCGTATGTGGATAATCATTAGTTGAGGAATGTCCATAATAAATTAAATCAGTAACTCCTGAACTATAAAGAAGATTGTTTCTAAATGTTACATCTGAAATGTAGGTATCATCCTCAACCCATATCTGATAATCCAACGCTTCAGCACTTGATCCATTTCCTGAAAATAGATTGTTAGAAATGTTTACACCTGTAACGCCCCCGGCAGCACCCTTATAACTTATAATGTCAATTCCATAATCATAACAATTAACTATCGTATTGTTAAATATATTAATGTTTGTTGGCACTTCACCCTCGTCATAATCACTTATCACTAATCCCGCCCCTTGTATTTCATCAGAACTCCATGAGGGACGAGTTACGCTATCAATTATATTGTAATAAAAATCTATTCCAGAACCGGAAATCTGATTGCAAGTTGGCACATTGTAAATCAAATTA